TACATCGCACCTGAGTATTATTTTCCTGCTGCTCACCGTGGTATCTACCATACTGCAAGCAATAACTTCTATCTCAATGCTACACTTGTCAAGCGTTATACTACACTCATGTCTGTGATGCGTCACGAAGGTTGGCACGCTGCACAGGACTGTATGGCAGGAAGCATTAAGAATAGTATGATTGCAATCATTCACAATGAAGAAGATGTGCCACCCCTGTGGCGTGAGATTACAGAAAAATCCTATTCTGAAACCCCCAGCGCCATTCCTTGGGAGGCAGAAGCAACATGGGCAGGTAAGACTGAGGGCATGACAATGAAAGCACTTAAGTCTTGTGCTGCTGGTACAATGTGGACGGATTATAAACCAACACTTTTGACTAAGAAATGGTTGGTTGAGAATGGATATCTAAATAATGATGGCAAGAAATTGAAATGATAGATGTCTATTATTGATGGGTATGATCCCCCTCAACCGATAAACCAATATAGACCTTATGGTGACTTTGGACCTGTTTGTGATTCCTTAGCACCTATCTATGCTCTTCCTGATGCAATCCTGGATGGTGCAGTAGGATGTACAGTTGATGCTGACTGTCCCCCAGGATACATCTGTGTTAATGGTGTATGCGTACCCGATGATAGGGTGCGTGTATGGCCCCCAGAAGGATCTGGATGGCCTGAGCCATCGCCAAGAATTAATTGTAGAGAAAGAATTAGAGATGATGGCACTGTAGAATACTACGATTGCTTGGTAGATACTAGCGACTATGCTTCTGCAGAGCAGTATAATAATAGTTGTATTCTTGTTGATGGTGTATGTCTTAACTGGCAAAGAAACTCGTATCTAGATTTACGGATTCCTGATCCTGCTCCTGCTCCTAGTCCAGATCGTAATGCTTGCCGACCTTTTGATCCCGATATTAATATCAGACCTGTTAGATTTACTCTTCCCACTGGAGTTAATGTAACTAAGTATGCTATTGCTGGATCTCTTCCTACAACCTATGAAGTTAGCGGCGGTGCTGCTGCTTCTGGTGGGAGAGCATTACTAGCAACTTTTTCCGATGATGGGCAAGCGTTGGTAGTCACTGGCACTGGTGTTGGGGTTGCTACATTTGAATTAACGTGGGATGATGATCCATCTACTAACGGCACTGCTGTTAGTACAATTCAATTAACAAACGGATCTACTACTATTACATTAACTCAATCTGGCACTTCGGGAAGTCAGACTGAGTTATTGGATATTACTCCTGGCACTTATGCAATTACATACACAGGATTAAACTCTGCAAACAATCCCATTCAAGTTAGAGATGCAGGAAGAAGAATATGCTTGTATGATGGTGATGGTGATGACTGCAATGCAGAACTTACAATTGCAAATGTAGATGCTCCAGAAGGTTTTGGCACAACGTTGTGGAGTGAGGATGCAGATAGGTATGGTGTATGGGTTAATTCTGCAGAATGTACTCTTCCTTGTGAAGAGCAGTCAGTAACATATACAATTAACTTTTCAGAAACAGCAACATATCATTTTGAATTTGGTGCAGATGATGTCGGTGAATTATATTTTGATAATGAAGTATCTCCATTCCTAGAAGCAACTACTCCAAATCTTTTAAATCCTTCTGTGTTTGATCAAGCAATTGGACCAGCAAGGACATCTAGATTAATTACCGCAGGTGATCATGAGATCGTTGTCAACTGCACTAATGCAAGTATCTCACCAGTTACTACTAGGACATTTTATTTCGGCACTGGATCGGCAACCAACACTGGATCTATCACTCGGTTGTCATCATACAATAACTTTTCTACAACTAGTAGTGAGGTAAATGCTGGATATTATTTTATTGATTCAGACACATATGCATATCACAACTTCTCTAGTGATACATTAGATTGGTGGGAAAATAAAAATGATGATCCTGTAACTGAAGACTTTGCTATTACTGGAGGTAGTGGCAGTGGTCTGGTGTTGAATCTAACTCTTGCTCCTCAGATTGGCACAGAAGCTGGAAATCTATGCACTAGAATTAGAATCAATGAAATCGTAGAAGCTGGTACTGGATATGAGGAAGGTGACTTATTGTCGATTCCTGGTTATCCATTTGAAACACCACCCTTTAGAGTGGGTCAAGTTATCCTTGATGAATGGTATACAAACTTCCAGAGTAGTAATGCAGTTTTTATTAGGACACAGAATCAACCTGGGTGGACTAACAATGGTGGATCTGATGGTAATGAGGTTGCTGGATTAGATGTGCCCAGTGATAGTCCTACTGGAAAGTATCTGAGCTTTGGTGTCATTGATGAGGAGGGTGCTAATCAATCACTGGTTACACTTAGGACTTGTCAATTTGATATGGATCTTACTGGTGCCACTCAGATAACATTGTACGTGTGTGCTGGTAGTGATTATAACGGTGGAGAAATCCCTAACAACTATGATGAGTCTCTGAAATTTAGTTTTGATAATGCTTCTTGGGTTAGCCCTGGAGTATCTAAGTCCTTTTCTGGTTTGAGTAGATCACAATATGGAGATCAGTATGGAGTTTGGTATCCATATAACATCACTATACCTGTTGCTTACAGACAGGCAGGACAGACAATTTATTTCCAACAGGAGATTACTGGCAGTCCAGAATACATGACTGGATATAATGGACTTTCTGATGCAACCTTCACGTCTACATATCCAAATGGCGGTGACATGTATGGGATATACAAGGTTGAAATACAATCACCATCTAGTGATTACAACTGCACAAATATCCATCCAGATTCTTATGTCTGGAATATAAATCCTGGTGGATGGTATATCAAGATCTGTAAGGATACACCTTGCTCAACAGCACAGAGTTTACCTTGGGTGAGATGCTCTTCCCCTTGGTTTGATTATTTGTTACAGCAGTATGGAGTCTGGACTAGCTCAACAGACCCAGGTCCGCTTGACACCTGGCAGGAGCTTAACTATAATATCACTGTGACAAGAGACGATACTCTGACCCTACAAGCGTCGGCGGATAATAGAATCCAAATCACGTTTAATGGTACCCAGTATATTAATCTTGCCACTCTAAATCAAATAGATACAGTTACCATTCCAAATGTTACTGCTGGTAGTTACATTTTAAACATGCGTGTTATGAATGATACTAGTGCCAATGGTGACAATGGGTGGTCTGGTAATCCTGGTGGCGGTGCTTGGAAACTTACTTATTCTAATGGTGAAGTTATCAGGACAAGTGCTGATCTAAGTCAATCTGGATCCAGTAATCTATACTGGCATACACGAATGGCATCGGGTTATAGATACACAACAGTACCTCAAGGTAATGAGTCGCAATGAATCTTCCATATATTGATCCTAAAGAGTTACCTGAATCGGTGAGAGAAAAGATCGGTGATTCAAATTTTCATTGGGAATCATTACATGATGAAGATTTTCTTATTGACTTTCCAGTGACTGAGCAAATGGCAGAAAAGCAAAAACGTCAAGCACAAGTTATGTTAGTTGCTTATCGTAAGTATTTGGAAGCAACTAGATCTATCTTGAAAAAGGTAGAGAAGAAAGTCATTACAGAAGACCAAGCAAAGGAACTGCTGGCAGAGGCTCATAAGTTTTATGAGACCATTAAGGATAGTAATCAATCCTTATAAATAAATTATGAAGATTTACAACAGACAGGGTGCCTCAACTACTCGCGCCAAATCTGTGGTATAATACTTTCAAGCGAGAGACGAGTCGAGTCTCTCCTACATCTGCGGGTAACCACTCCGCAAGTAAATTTTAACGAGGAATTTTTAAATGATCAAAACTACTCTTGCAGCTCTGGCTGCTGCTCCCCTTTTCGCTGGCGCTGCAATGGCAGGTCCCTATGTGAATGTCGAAGCTAACTCTGGTTGGACTGGCAGCAACTATGGTGGCACCGCTGTCGATACCCATGTGGGTTATGAAGGTGCTCTGGGCGAGAATGCTTCCTACTACGTCCAAGGTGGCGCTACTGTTAAGCTCCCCGATGGTGGCAGTGCTGACACTGTGCCCTCTGGTAAGGCAGGTCTGGGCGTTGGTCTGACCGATAGCCTGGGTGCTTATGCTGAAGTGTCCTTCGTGGGCAGCGGCATCGCTGGTGTTGACCGCTCCTACGGCACTAAGGCAGGTCTGAAGTACAGCTTCTGATAAATATGTTTGAGACCTTTCGTGCGGTCTCTACATAGTCGGAACACCCAATGGGACTCTTCGGAGTCCCTTTTTCATCGGAGGTCTTATGAATTTTGAAGTTTATACAAGATCTGGTTGCCCTTACTGCACCAAAATCAAACAGGTCTTGGAAGGAAAGAAATTAAAGTATAAAGAATATCTGCTAGATCGTGACTTTGATCGAGTTGTATTCTATAATAAGTTTGGAAATGGATCTACGTTTCCACAAGTCCTTTTGAATCAAACCAAGTTGGGAGGTTGTACAGATACTGTTAAGTATCTCAGGGAGAATAACCTTTTGTGAGCACCACTAAATAATTATGCAACATTAGTTACATAGGAGGTTGGTTTCCAGTAAACTAAATTCAATGGGAGGGAAACCATGTTAATCGCACTAGTAGTTCTGATCACAATCGGTGCTTTCATTTTAGGGATCACAGTTTCTTGGTTAGCCAAGGGTTATGTTGAAGACTACATTGAGAATGCTGCTTACGCTAAAGCAGTAACACATCCAGAAATGCTGGATGACGATGGCAACATCTTACAAGATGAGTTAATATACATCAGACCCGATACTCAGTATTGGACTGACTTCTATGATGAAGATGATGACGATGAAGAATGATTAAGGAGATTAATTATGCCTACAACAACTAACAGTAGCAATCGCTTACTGCTTTCTGAAGTGCTAAGAAAAGTTAGTAATGCTAAAACGAAACAAGAAAAAATTGACTTGCTTCGTAGATACAGCAGCACAGCACTGCGTCAATTGATGATTATCAATTTTGATGATAGTCTTGTGTCTGTATTACCCGAAGGTGATGTTCCCTACACACCAAACGATGCCCCTGCAGGCACGGACCATACCCGCTTAGAGCATGAGTACAAGGGTCTCTATCGCTTCTTTAAGGGGGGTGCAGATAAACTGCCTTCCCTGAAGCGAGAGAGCATGTTTGTGCAGTTGCTAGAGGGTCTGCATGAGTCTGAAGCAGAGTTGCTTGTCTTGTGTAAGGATGGTCGCTTGGGAGACAAGTATAAGAGAATTACAAAGGCGGTAGTCGCTGAAGCATTTCCCCAAATCGAATGGGGGGGTCGATCCAAATGAGGGTGTTGCAGAGATCCTGCGATCCTTCTGTTGCCGATGATCGATCGTTACCTTACACCGCATATTTGGTAACGTATCTACTAGATGGTCAAGAAACATACGATCTA